AGATGACGCGCTGTACCTCGGGCTGGTTGAGCTCGACATCAGCGGGATCTCGATCGACCCGTCGACGAACAGCTACCAGGCGGGCACGATGACCACGCTCGCGGCTCAGGTGCTCAACGGAGCGACCACGATGACACTCACGTCGTCAGCGAACTGGAACCCAGGTGGTGCCACCAGCACCAGTCGTGGCATCCAGATCTGGAACTACACCGATGCCAAGGGCAAGCTCTGGCCCGCCGGCACCTACACCCGCAACACCATCTACCCCGGCGCGTACAACGCGATCGCCGGGAACGTGCTCACCCTGTCGACCCCGTACTCGGGACCAACGATCCCGGCAGGGACGTCGGTCTCCAACGGCCTCGGCGGTGGCACCTACAAGTACATCGCAGCCGCGAATGTGAGCGTCCCGCACGTGTGGACGCCATACACCGGGCGGATCGGTGGCCAGATCAGCGATGGCAGCCAGCAGCCCACCCAGTTCAGTCAGGGCACCGCCTACGTCAAGCTCCTGATCCTGGCGAACCGGATCGGAGCAGGGACCAACGACACCGATGGGGACCAACGGTTCGGTGCGATCCGGTTCACCGAGGTCGTGGTCGACAACGTGACGCCATCTGGAACGATCCAGATGTTCGCAGGAGCGACGGCCCCAGCTGGATGGCTGCTCTGCCAGGGCCAGTCGCTGACAGCCACGAACACGGTGTACTCGTCGCTGTTCGCCGCGATCGGGTACACCTACGGCGGTTCCGCTGGCACCTTCCAGCTTCCTGACCTGCGCAGTTCCTTCGCTCAGGGCGCTGGAACGGCACCCGACACCCTCGGATCGAAGGGTGGTTCCAACGCCGCGACGACGGTGAACCACACGCACACGACGGCCAGCCACCAGCACACGATCAACATCCAGTACTCGACCACCACCACCACCGGTGGTACGGCCTACCGCGTCACCGACGTGCTGAACGCTGCTGGTGGCGGCGGTACCGCGGCCTCGGCGGGATCGGTCGGTTCCGGTGCGCTGACCACAGGTGGCCCGAGCGTCGCGACCGGAACCGATGGTCGCCCGAGCTACGTGACCATCAACTACATCATCAAGCTCTAAGACGTGACGCGGATGAGACGATCTGACTAGAGGAGGCAGTCATGCCAGGAACCACTCCAGCCCAAGGCTTCCGGGTCCCGATCAGCACCGATGACCCGGACGTAGTAGACGACATCACTCAGCTCGCCAAGATGATCGAGAAGCGGGTGATGGGGGTCTACGCCACCACGGCCGCGCGCGACTCGGCCACCACCGCAGCCGGGGTCCAGGAGGGGATGTTCGCCTTCACCCAGGACACCAACTCGGTCTGGTTCTACGACGGAGCGGCCTGGGTGAAGTTCCCGCCCGCCCAGCCGGCGATCACCTCGGGGTCCACAGTCCCGGCCAACAGCTCTGGTGCCAACGGCGACGTCTTCTTCAAGGTGTAGCCCGTGGCTCTCTACCAGAAGGTCAACGGTGTCTGGACTCTGTGCCAGCGGCCCTACGTGCTGCGCAACGGAGTCTGGACGGCGGTCACCGGGGCGTACATCAAGAGCGGCGGAGTCTGGGTCCAGGGCTACGACTACGACGTCACCCCGCCCTCTCCGCCGACGATCTCGCTGTCCATCGCTGAGGACTTCAACACGATCAAGGGCGTGAAGACGCTGGTCTCGCGCTGGATCCAGGTTGGGGTGCGGCTCCCAGGAGCGACCAACGATCCGGACGCTCGGCTCACCCGCGTGCTCACCGACTACGCCGGCAAGCCCCCTACCACCCAGTTCGGTGGCACCTACACCTCGGCCTCGGACTCTACCTACCCGAACGAGCCCTGGAGCGAGTGGCGCTACAACGACTACGGCGGGCACAACGACACCTCGGTCACCATCTACAAGCAGTGGCCACGCAACTCCTCGTCCGGGAGCATCATCAAGGGCGACCAGACCTACCACTTCACCGGCTGGGCACTGGACAACTCGGGGAACTGGAGCGCGGGCACGGCAGCCTCGATCCATGTCCCGAAGAGCTCCGTGGACGTGCCGAACGTGGTCACCAAGGAGGCCCGGATCCAGCCGAACAGCACGGGCTCATGGGTGACGGCCGGGTTCCAGAGCGGGGACCTGGTCCAGCAGAAGTCCCCGCGCTCGGTGGGACTGTGGCTGTACGGCAACCAGATCACCGACTCGATCGGCCAGCAGGGCACAGTCACCATCAAGAGTGCTCAGATCTACATCAAGCGGAACGACGACACCGGCTCGGCCAACGCCAACGTCTACCTGTTCTGGACCGCGCTCGGCACGGTCAGCGGGCTGCCTGCTCCGGGTGGCTCGCTGGGGAAGACGGAGATCACCAAGCTCGGAACCCTGGCCAAGGGGCAGGGGAAGTGGTTCGATCTGCCGACCAACTTCAACGCTGACCTGAACAAGAACATCAAGGGGATGGGACTGGACTGGAAGGACCCGGTCAAGGCCGACGCCTTCCCGGCTGACTACTCCTCGATGTCTGCTCTGAGTACCAACCTCCACAGCGGGGAACTACACCTGGTGTGGGAGGAAGCACTGTAGTGACTAGCCCAACGAGTGAGGATGAAGACATGACGACCAAGAAGAACGAAGAGACCGAGCCGGAGCCCTTCGTGGAGCCTGAGGGTGACGAGGACTTCAACGGCATCCCGGGTCAGATCCAGTACCCGGACGTCATCGTCGACGCGGAGCGGGCTGCTGCCTTCGCGGGCGGCAAGGTGGACCACCTCGACCCGCGTGCCGAGGACGACCCCTCCTACGAGAGCGGCTGGGAGAACCCCGCCGACCGCTTGCACGAGGAGCAGGTAGAGGACGACGAGGAGGAGAAGGACGAGTGAGCGAGTCCACTGGTGAGCCGCTGGCGGAGTCCTACTCGATCGACGAAGACCTGGAAGCGGAGCCCGAGACCGAAGAGGGTCTCGACGACGACTTCGATGGTGATGAAGAGGTCGAGCCAGATGACTCAGCCGATCCCGGTGAGGGCGGCAACGATGGCACCGAAGACGGGGAGGACGACGCATGAGACCGGTCAAGGGCCCCATCGGGACGCCGTACGGCCGACGTGGGAGGTACTGGAGCTGCCGGCGTGACTCCAGCGGCAACGGCATCCACACCGGCGTCGACTTCCCCGCGCCGACCGGTACCTCGGTCTACGCCGCCCGCGGTGGGACGGTGGTCTACTGCAACCACGGTTCGGCCTTCGGATACCACCAGTTGGAGATCAAGCGCGCAGACGGCACTCGGGACTTCTACGCGCACATGCGCACCCGTACCGTCCCGAACGGAGCCAAGATCCGGGCCGGGCGCAAGATCGGTGAGGTCGGAAGCGAGGGCAACGTGACCGGGCCTCACCTCCACTTCGAGCGGCACTCGGTCGCGACCGGGGGTTGGTCCTGCGCGATCGTGCGCAACCCGCAGCCCTCGATCGACTTCCAGCCTCCGAAGAAGAAGAGGTAGGAGCCCAGTGGCCGTCTCGCAGAACGGCTGGCAGGTCCTGAGCGGGTCCTTCGCGGGAGCTCAGCCACGGCTGCGGGACTGGGCCGTTCCCGGTGCCGACCGGAAGTTGCCACTGCGAGACGGGTCAGCGGGCTTCTTGCTGGTGCACATGGCGGTCTGGTTCGACCGCAACATCGAGAAGATCGACCCGGGCTTCGATGACTGGGGATGGTCGCCACGACGGATCTCCGGCTCTGAGTTCTGGTCGAACCATGCGTCGGGGACGGCGATAGACCTCAACGCGAACCGGCATCCCCAGGGCTCGAAGCCGTCAGCGACCTTCTCGACGCTGGAGATCACCAACATCCATCGCCGACTGGAGCTCTACAAGGACTGCGTGCGCTGGGGTGGTGACTACCGGACCACGTCGGATTCCATGCACTTCGAGATCAACAAGCCACTGAAGGAGGTCAACGCGCGGGCCCGGTACCTGTGCGGGCGGGGTGCGATCGGCAGGGCCATACTGGCTGCGAACACCGGAGCCAGGGCAGTGATCTTCAAGGAGGCGTCATGAACTGGCAGCACTACTGGAAGGGCATCATCGCGTTCCTGGTTCCAGGTGCGGTGATCATCGGTTCGGCGGTGACCTCGGGATCCGATGGAGGCACCTCCATCACCTCAGCTGAGTGGGTGACCGCGGTGGTGGCGATGATCGTCACCGGTGGCGCGGTCGGGCTCGGACCAGCGAATGCGCCGGCGAACACCACGCCAGCAGCTCCTCCCGCTGAGCCTCAGGTGTAGTGGATAGGATGGGATCCATGCCGAGAACCGTCACTGTCACAGGATCCTTCCAACACAAGAATGGTCGTCCGGTCCAGGGCCTGGTCCGGTTCATGCCGAGCAGGCTCTGGGTCATCCAGGACGACGTGGCCTGGGCCTGCTTGGCACCGGAACAGCAGCTGAAACCGGATGGCTCCTTCTCCGTTCAGCTCACGCCGACTGATACCGATGTGATCTGGTGGCGATACCGTGTGGAGTCGCCGGCAGGCACATGGGAGCTCTCAGTGCCCTGGGTCAAGACCGGGTACACCCTGAAGGAGTTGGTCAGTGAGCATCATCCTGGGCCGAGGACCTCGCACTGACGACGAGCTCTACGAGGTCGTCAAGGCCCTCTGGGGCTACGTCATCCCCAGGCACAAGGTCTGCTCCGACCACGACGCTCCGTTCGACGCCTTCGCCACCGCCTACTTCAACCGAGAGCCGCAGATTCTGATCCACGGCTCTCGTGGTCTGTCCGGGAAGTCGAGACTGCTCTCCATCCTGGGACTGACCGTGGCAGCCATCCAGGGCTCCGATGTGAACATCGTCGGTGGCTCGCTGAACCAGTCCATCAACATCCACAACACCATCCGCGACGCCTGGGAGCACAGCAACGCTCCGAGCTACCTGGTCCGGGAAGAGTCCGCGACCAAGATCAAGCTCACCAACCGGGCCACGATCATGCCGCTCACGGCCTCCCAGAAGACGGTCCGAGGCCCGCACCCGCCCACCCTGCTGCTCGATGAGATCGACGAGATGGACCAGGCCATCTTCGATGCGGCCAAGGGCCAGCCGATGCCCCAGAAGAACTGGCAGGGAGACATCATCCGACCGCGGACCGCGATGAGCTCGACCTGGCAGTACCCGGACAAGACCTTCGCGCACGAGTACGCGCGGTTCCAGGAGGAGGGTCTGCCGATCTTCACCTGGTGCTACAAGGACACCTCCAACCCGATCGACGGCTGGCTGGACGAAGAGACGATCGCCCAGAAGCGCCGGGAGATCCCCGCCGAGATGTGGCGGGTGGAGTACGACCTCGGTGAGCCCAGCATCGGCTCCCGTGCGATCGACTCCGAGGCGGTGGAGAAGATGTTCGCGCTGCCCGAGGAAGCGATCCGACAGAGCGTGTCCAAGGAGCGTCAGACCTACCGGTTCGAGGAGCCGAAGAACGACGCGGAGTACGTGATCGGTGCGGACTGGGCCAAGGAGCAGGACTGGACGGTGATCACGGTGGCCGACGTGACCCGGTTCCCCTGCAAGGTCGTGCACTGGTCGAGGATGCGCCGGCTGCCCTACCCGGTGATGATCGGCGAGTTCAACCGGCTGATGAAGGAGTACAACGCCGAGGGCATCCACGACGCGACCGGTCTGGGTGGTGTGGTCGCGGACTACATCGACCGGCGAGCCCGGGGCTTCCTGATGACCGGTGCCCAGCGCGACAACATGCTCAGCGAGTACGTGAGCTCGATCGAGAACCATCGCTGGCTGGCTCCGCGGGTGCCGATCTTCTACAAGGCCCACCTGTACGCCTCGGTGGACATGCTCTACGCGCGCGGGAAGGAGTTCCACCTCCCGGACGAGATCTGCTCGATGGCGCTGTGCTACCGGCTGGTCTCCAAGCGCGCGATCCCTGCGCACCCGATCATGATCCCCGGCGACGACGGGCCCACCTTCATCGAGGAGGAGATGCGTCAGAACAAGGACGCTCAGCGGAAGCCCGGGAACTGGGTGGTCGGGTCGGTCCAGAACAAGAGCCAGGAGGTCGCGGAGGAACTGGACTTGATGGTGTGACACCGATGGGAGACTGAAGACATGGCTGACGTGCGACTTCCCCAGGGCGACATCTCCACCTGGGACGAGGACAACGCTGGCGACGAGATCCCCCAGCGCGTCGGCCCGATGGAAGAGCTCGGTGTCTCCGGGCTGAAGCGGGTCTCGGGGTACGTCGACGAGGAGTTCCTGCCGGCACTCCGTGGCCGCAAGGCGGTCCGGGTCTACCGGGAGATGGCGTCCAATGACTCCATGGTCGGGGCCCTGCTGTTCAGCATCGACAAGCTGATCCGCGAGGTGGAGTGGAAGGTGCTGCCTCCGGAGGGCGGCAAGGAGGGGGAGCAGGCCCAGGAGTTCCTCGAACAGTGCATGGACGACATGTCCCACTCATGGGACGACCTGATCGGCGAGGTCCTCTCGATGATGACCTACGGCTGGTCCTGGCACGAGATCGTCTACAAGAAGCGGATCGGGCCGTGGGAGAAGGACCCCCGGAAGCGCTCGAAGTACACGGACGGGAAGATCGGCTGGCGGAAGATGCCGATCCGCGCGCAGGAGACTCTGATGCGCTGGTCCTTCGACGAGACCGGTGGGATCCGAGCGATGGTGCAGATGGCACCCCCGAAGTACCAGACCACGGTGCTGCCGATCGAGAAGAGCATCCTGTTCCGGACCTCGATCGCCAAGGGCAACCCGGAGGGCCTCTCCCTGCTCCGGTCGTCCTACCGCTCCTGGTACTTCAAGAAGCGGCTGGAGGAGTTCGAGGCGATCGGCGTCGAGCGAGACCTGGCCGGTATGCCGGTCGGGCGGGTCCCTGCTGACTACCTGACGGCGGCCAAGGGCACCCCGCAGGCGAAGACCGTGGACGCCTTCAAGAAGATGGTGCGCGGGGTCAGGCGGGACGAGAACGAGGGTCTGGTACTGCCGACCCAGTACGACCCAGACACCAAGCAGCCGCTCTTCGACTTCGAGCTGATGAGCTCTGGTGGCACTCGCCAGTTCGACACGAACGGGATCATCAACCGCTACGAGCAGCGGATCCTGATGAGCGTGCTGGCGGACTTCATCCTGGTCGGGCACGAGGACACCGGCTCCTACAGCCTGCACACCGACAAGACCGGCATCTTCCGAGCGGCTCTGAACGCGATCACCAAGACCATCGCGGATACGCTGAACCGGTACGCCGTGCCCCGGCTGTTCGCCGTGAACGGCTGGAAGCTCGACGAGCTGCCCCGGTTCGAGCCCACCAACGTGGACCCGCCCGCGCTGGACCAGCTGGCTGCCTTCATCAGCAGCACCGCCGGTGCCGGCATGCAGTGGTTCCCGGACCCGGAGCTGGAGAAGTACATCCGCGAGATCGCACGCCTGCCCGAGATGACCGACGAGGACGTGGACTACAAGCGGATCATGCTGGAGCAGCAGCAGGCCATGGAGTACGGCAGCAGCCAGATGGAGCTGCTCGGTCTGCAGCAGAAGGCCCAGATGACGGCGCAGGGAATGACCCCGGAGCAGGCCCAGATGCACTCCGAGACTCCGCACCCGGCCACGGCCGATGCTCAGGCCCAGCAGGCTCAGCTGCAGGCCGAGGCCACCAACATGCCTCCTCCCGAGGACCCGAACGCGGACAAGCAGCACCAGCGCGAGAAGGAGAAGATGCTGCTGGCGGACAAGACCGCGCAGAGTGCACACTCGCGCGAGAAGGAGAAGATGCGGCTCCAGGACGTGATGGCGAACCGGGACCACAAGCGGACCAAGGAGCAGATCCGGATCAAGGACCGCAGTGCTGCGACCAACACCAAGCTGAAGCTCCAGCAGCAGAAGGCCGCGAGGCCGGTCAACGCGCTGGCAGCGAAGAAGACTGCGAAGACGGCGAAGAAGCCTCCGCCGAAGAAGGGACGCTGAGATGCCGTACAAGAGCGACGCCCAGCGGCGGTTCATGCACGCTCGCCACCCCGAGATCGCGGCTCGGTGGGACGCGGAGATCCACGCGAAGAAGAAGAAGGGCAAGGTCTCGAAGATGTCGGTCAAGGGCGAGGGCTGGCTGAAGCCGGTCATCGCCGGCACCGTGGCCGGTGGACTGGCCAACCAGTTCCCGCGGGTGCAGGACATCGAGCGGGAGCACCGCCGGAAGGCGAAGAAGAAGGGGCAGGTCAAGAAGATGCTGCTCCCGACCTCCGACGACCCCGAGTTCGACCAGGAGGCGGCTCAGCGCGCGTTCGACCTGGTGATGAAGATGGACGACGACACCGCCGAGGTCTTCACCAACATCGTGGTCTCCGACTACTTCGAGGAGACCGTCGAGCAGAACATGGGCGCTCTGCAGCGACACCTGGACGAGGTGATCGCCAAGCAGCTGGCGGAGGTGAAGAGGGCGCACCTCAGGCTGGTCTCGAAGGGCATGGACTCCGACCAGGCGGTGTCGTACGCGCAGGCGATCGCGCTCATCTCCAAGGCCGTGGAGTGGGAGGAGCACCTCCACCCGCGCGGGACCGGTGGCCGGTTCCGGACCAAGATCACCCACAACCAGACCAAGGAGCTGCACCCGAAGACGGCAGCGACTCTGCTCGGGGTGGACACTCCCACCCACCACCCGCACAACGCGGACCGGAAGCTGAAGACCGGAGAGCGGATCCAGTTCCAGGACGAGTACCGACAGCTGGCCGACTTCCTGTCCTCGGTGAACCAGTCCACGGGCGGGACCGGGAACCACGAGGTGCTGCTGCACTTCCAGGACAAGAACGGCAGGCAGTTCACCGACAAGATCACGGGCACCGTTCCGCCCCGAGACATGCTGGCCAACCCCGACCTGACCCTGATCGGAGCCGAGGCGAAGCCGACCACGCTGACCGCAGGCGGGACGGCCTTCGGACTGGCTGGTGCGCTGGGCACTCAGATGCGCCCGTCCGAGGTGGGCGTGGTGAACCGTGCTGCTGCTCAGGGTGGCCGGTTCGCAGACCAGTGGACCAACGCTGGGGAGGCTCAGAACTCCAACAAGAAGCTCTACGACCGGACCGCTGCGGCTGGGCAGTTCATGTACCAGGTGGGTCCGCCGGGCTCGAAGACACAGCTCGCCGGGAAGTTCGCCGAGATCGTGGGCAACGCCGGGCCGCAGGCGGAGATGGTGATCGGGCCCACCGCTCGGAAGACGGCCTACCGGTACCGGGGCACCGAGAAGACCCCGGACTCCGAGCTCACCAGCGCGTACAAGCAGGCCATCGAGCAGGGCAAGCAGAGCGAAGGTGGTGGCGGTGGGCTGAACCAGATGGTGGCCCGCCGGAAGGAGCTGGCTGGTCGTGCCCCCACCTGGGAGGAGCGGGAGCTGGGTCGTCGTGCGGTGGTGCAGAACCTGCGGGAGACGCTGCCCAGCCAGCAGCTCTACGCCCTGCAGCTGGCGTCGGGGAACACTCCGCCGTCCGAGGGCGTGATGATCAACGCCGATGGACAGCTGAGCACCCAGGCGATCGGCTACGCCGATGACCACTACGTCCCGTTCAACCTGAAGCACCTGAAGGGCCTGAAGGGCGGGGAGTACATCCGGACTCGGTCGGCGGGTGGACTGACGGCCGAGGACGTCTACACCGGGCTGGTCAGCGGTGCTCGTCAGGTGACGGTCACCTCGCGCTCGGGCACCTTCACCATGGAGTTCCAGCCGGACTTCCGGGGTGGGCGTCGGCACAACGACAAGGCCCGGCGGATGACCCGGCGCTACGAGCAGATCCTGGACGCGGTGCAGTCCGGGCAGGTGGAGCGTGCTCAGATCCCTCCCGAGATCAAGGCGCAGATCGCTCGCCAGGTCCGCGAGGAGAACGCGGGCGAGGGCAACGTGACGATCCGGAACATCATCAAGGAGCGGGAGAAGGAGTACCGGGCTGACCCCGAGCTGAGCGATGTCGACGAGATGGCGGCTCGTCATCTGTCGATCGCGCGGGGGTTCGAGGACAACTCTCCGGAGTCCAAGGCCTTCATCCGGCAGCGCCTGAACGACCTGCAGCGGAAGAAGCAGGTCAACTGGCAGCTGAACGGAGACGGGTACGAGGCTGCCCTGACCGCGCTGGCTGAGCAGTTCCCGTACTACATCAAGGTGCGCTCGACCGTCCTGGACGACGAGGACAAGACCAGCCTGGAGCGGGACAAGGGATACGTGGAGCCTGGGCGGAACCGGCCCACCGCGGCTCAGGGCCAGGGGCTGTTCGGCACCGAGATCAACCGTGGGCTGAAGCGCGAGGGACTGGGTGCCTCGACCGCCTCGCGCGCGGACTACCAGCGTGGTCGGTTCGAGCACCGGGTCTCGCCGCAGACGGAGGGTGGTGGCGATACCACGCCCGAGGGCGAGAAGAAGTCCGGTGAGAAGGCCGACACCAAGCAGTTCGTGCACCAGGTGGCTCGGGGCATCAAGCACCGGGAGGCTGCGGACTCGCTGTTCGACGCGATGCAGTCGCCGATGATCGGACAGGAGACCAGGGACGCCTACGACTGGCTGAAGGACCGGGATCAGTTCAACCGGATGATGGAGACCCCGGAGGGTCCGGCGGCGGTCGACCAGCTGGTCGAGGCGATGACGCCTGACATGAGCAAGTTCCCGTCTGCCGTGCAGAACGCTGCTCGGGCCTGGAAGATGTCCGGCACCGCGATCGGCGACGAGAAGTTCGTGGCTGGTCGCTACCCGCCCACTCCGGTCACCTTCACCGGTCCGGCGTACCAGAAGGGCGGCGCGCTGGAGGCGCAGCAGGCTGAGTTCCGCAGGGTCAACTCCGCCTACGGCCGGAGCCTGAAGTTCGGTGGAAACATCGGCTCGCTGGACGAGTCTCAGCTGAGGCAGGAGCACGACGCGCTGGTGGGCGTGCTGCGTGCGATCCGGTCCAACCCGGAGCTGGTGCAGGCGACCAACTCACAGGGCGCTGAGGTGCGCCGGCAGATCGCCGCGGAGTTCTACGACAGCCAGGCCCCGGATGCGGTGGCCACGCTGATGAAGAGCCCCGAGCAGATCGAGCACAAGATGGAGCACATCCAGCGGATGCGCTCGCTGAAGTCGGTCGGAGCATGGCCGGAGGGCACGGACTTCCAGCACACTGCTCGGGCACCCAGTGCGGCGTTGAACCAGGCGCAGCCTGCTCAGGGGATCTTCGACCAGAGCGGGGACATCGTCGACGCGGAGGTCGTGGAGGAGCCGGCCAACGTCACGGAGAAGATGCGGACCCAGGTCGACGCGCTGGCTCGCGATGCGCGGTCGCGGCTGGTGCTGAAGCCGGAGGCGCAGTGGACCGACGCCGACTACGAACTGGACAGCGCAGTGAACGACTACATGGAGAACACCCCCGAGGACACCGGTGGGCTGACCGCGGCCTGGGAGAACCTGTTCGAGCTCCGTCGTCGGTCTGACTGATGACCACCACTCCGTACGTCGAGCTCAGCTTCCACCCGACCGATCTGCGGCCTCGGGATCTCCCCAAGATCGGGGAGTTCCTGGGGACTCCGTCAGACGCGATCGAGGCTGCGCTGATGGTGACTCGGCTGCGGATGATCGAGCAGATGAAGTACGAGGTCCGAGGTCTGGCTGAGCCCACCCATGCCCAGATGCTGCGGATGGCGGATCTGGCCTGGCAGGCGGCGTTCTGGCGGTACCGGAAGATCTCCGCTCCGATCATGGCCGACGCCTACATCCGCGCCTACCGGGCGGCTGGTGCCGGCGATGTGCCGATGAGCGTGATCTACGACCTGGCCGACAAGCACGCGGAGAAGATCGGGGACTACTTCCACGGCTCATCCCGGGACGCGCTGGCCGAGGGCTTCAACACCCTGGTGAACAGGCAGGTGCCAGCCAAGGCCGCAGCAGACCGAGTCCTGGACGCCTACGGGCTGACCCCTCGACAGATGCGGGGGTACACCTCGAACAAGCAGTTCAGGGTGCCGGTGGAGTCGGTCTCTCCGCTGGACGTGAAGGCACGCGCGCGGGCCTACATCGACAAGTCCTTCCACACTCGGGCTCGGAAGCTGGCTCGCCAGGAGGAGCACAACATCGACGAGCAGGCGAAGCAGTTCGCCTGGATGTGGATGCAGGACAAGGGGAAGCTCGGCCCCAAGGCGCAGAAGATGTGGATCACGGCCAAGGACGAGCGGGTCTGCCCGGTGTGTGGGCCGCTGCATGGTCAGAAGGCTGGGATCAACGAGCAGTTCCGGACCGCGGAGGGTCTGTTCTGGACTCCGGGTCTGCACCCGAACTGCCGGTGTGTGGTCCGGCTGATCGAGAACCGGTTCTCCAAGGTGCTGGTCCGCAAGGACGACTGGGACCCTCGGGAGCACCCGCGCGGGGGAGACCCGGAGAACCGCGGTCGGTTCTCACGAGTGGCTGAGCAGGACCGGAGGCCGGTGATCAACGTCGCGGAGCCTGATGTGATCGAGACGACCACGGAGACTCCGGTCAACGTCCGGCCGGTGGTGAACGTCAGGGCCAGCGCCAGACTGCAGGGCCTGCAGGCTCCGGTGAACGTCCGTGCTCCGGTGAATGTTCAGGCTCCGGTGGTGAACGTCGTCACCACTCCGGTCAACGTGGGTGCGGAGCCGGTGAACGTCCTGGGTCTGCTGAGGCCGAAGACTGCTGTGGCACCGACCGTCACAGACGTCACGGTGGTGCCGAACAAGCCGAAGACGAAGATGACTCCGTACCAGGAGGTCAGGCCGCTGGATGAGGCGTACTACCGAGTGGTCTCTGGTGATCCCGGCTTCCACCAGTTCGACAGGGAGACCTTCTCCGCAGATCGCGACCAGATCATCCTGGATGCTGCCACGGTGCGGGAGCAGGCGATCGACGATGTCCTGCGTCAGCACTCGGTAGGTGGCTGGGTGAAGTACACAGAGGCGACAGGCAGCTACGGGGTGCCGCTGACGGCCAAGATCCCGGAGGAGGAGTTCCGGAACATCCTGGAGGTACTGGCTCAGCAGGGCACCTCGGAGCCCCCGCATGACGCTCTGATCGACGTGGACTACTACGACCCGGACGGCCAGGATGACGACGCGCCGCTGGAGACCACTGGTCGCACCGTGCTCGACATCGCGCACGCGGTGGGGGTGGACCCGGAACACCTGAAGGTCAACGTGATCCGGATCGACGCGGTGCACTCCGAGAACGTGGGTCGAGGCACAGCTCAGCGTGGTCAGGTCGTTGGTCATCCCTACGACGAGTACGAGATCACCGGCGACTACAGCCTGGAGGACTGGGAGCCCGAGTACGAGGAAGGCACTGGCACCCCGGTCGGGATGGACATCTACACCGTCTACCCCCACGATCCAGCCATCGGCTACATGGAGGAGCCAGCTGGCGACTACGAGAAGTTCTGACGACTAGCGCGAGTGAGGACGATGGAGACATGAGCGAGATCCACAAGCTGCTGGCCACGGACGAGACGTTCCGTGAGGTGGCCGACCTGCTGTTCGGTGGCGGAGGAGATGAGCTCATCTCCAAGATCAACCCGGCTCAGTCCGACCTGGCCACCCACGACAGGCGCAAGCGCGCGATCACGGCTGGTCTGAGCGCGGTCGGGGCGACTGCCGGCGCGGCTGGTCTGGGTCTGGCCACTCACAACCTGGGGCGGTCGTACAAGGCTGAGCGGACTGCCCAGAAGGTGGCGCACGGCTTCTACGCTCCTGGTGCCAGGCGGGCTGCAGCGAAGAAGGCACTGGGCAAGGAGAAGCTGGCGACGGGCCTGGTGCCACTGGAGGTGGCCGGACTCGGTGGTGAGCTGATGGCCACCAAGATCCTGCACGGGGACACCAAGAAGAAGCCGGGCACGCTGGTCAAGAAGGATCTGGGCGACATCCTGAACAACGTCAAGGAGCCGCCGACCAAGGGGTCCATCACTCGCGCCGTGGTCACCAGCCCGAAGGCTCGGAAGAAGGGCATGGAGTACACCAAGAAGGGTGCCGGGGTGCTGAAGA